GCTAATACTGTAAAAACAGATTCAATCCGCTCTGAACTTAAAGAAGAGATTAAAAAAGAAATGGCGGCTCGCCAAGCATCCAAAAGACCTACTATGCAATCTTCCGACTCATCTCAATTCGGTGATAAAGAAGAAAGCGACCCATTCCTAGATGGACTCCTTGGCTAATTAATATTTAGAAAGGATTTAAAATGGCTGTTAATCTAGCCCAAAAATATTCAGATAAGCTTGATCAAGCTTTCTCTCACGGTTCCTATACCGATGACTTCGTTAATAAGAATTATGACTTCGATGGTGTTAAGACCGTTAATGTCTATACGGCAACAACCGTAGCTCTTAAAGACTACGATCGCACCGCTACTGGTGACCGTTACGGCGGCAACAACGAACTCCAGGATGTTGTTACCCCATACACCCTAACAAAAGACCGTACCTTCAAGATTACAATTGATGACGGTAACGCTAAACAGCAAGTTATGGCTAAGCGCGCTGGCGTCATCATGAAGGCCCAGCTACAGGAGCAAGTCGCCCCAGAAATCGATAAATATCGTATTGCTGTTGCTGCTACTGGCGCGAACGCTGTTAATCAGAAAATCACCGCAACTGCTGGTAAAGCCTATCTTGATGTTCTTAAGATGAGTGAATTTCTCGACGAAACTCAGGCTCCAATTGCTGGCCGTGTCTTATACGTGACTCCAAAATTCTACACAATGATCAAAGATAATATTGTCACTACTACTCACGGATCCGAGTATATAAGCAAACTTATCGGACGCGGTTTTGTTGGTGAGCTTGATGGCGTTCCAGTAGTCAAAGTTCCTACTTCCTACATGCCAACCAAGACCTACGCTGTCATGTGGCATAAGGATGCTATTTTGGGTGCTAAACAAATTATGAAGACTCGTATCATTCCAGATTCTGAATTGGTTGACGGCACCGTTCTTACTGGTCGTTTCCTTTATGATGCATTCGTCTTGAACGGCAAAAAGAACGCAGTTGCTTCTATCGTTTACGCCTAATCGATGCTAAAACAAACACTAAAACAAAAAGAAAAAGACACTTCGCCGAGGGGTGTCTTTTTTTGTGGTATACTAAAGTAAATGGCGATGTGATAGGTTCAATTTTGGAGAACTACACATTTAGCAATCTTGTGAAAAGAGTGAAGACTAGACTCAATGATGAGGAGTTTTCCGATGATGTGATTAAGGAGTTTCTTAATGAAGCTCAGTTTGAAATCTTAGGAGAAGATAAGCACACGTTCTTGGAGAAGGTCGACGAGTTGGATGTCTCTCCATCAGAGACGGAACTTGATTTACCGCGGGACTATCAATCAACGTTTATGATCTTTGCAGTAGATAAAGATGGCAATAAAAGACAACTAGACTATGTACCTTATGAAGATTTCTTTAATTCAAAATTACCAAACAAATACACAATCTTCGGCAACAAGGTTTTTTATAAGCTCGTAGATAATTCAGAAAACCCTAAATGCTGGAAGAATAATCTTACAATTCAGCATCTCTATCTAGCAAAACCTACAGAGATGATAGAAGATGATGACGAACCGGTCTTGCCATATGAATATAGTGAAGCTTTGGTTTATTTAGCTTTATCTCGAGCAGAAAGACTACGAGACAACTTCGATTATGCTCAAATCTATGAGAATAAAGCTGAAGCTCTTATAACAAACCTTAAAACAAGGTATGGCATGCGACAGATGAAGCTTAAGAATCGCGCTAGATTGCCACTTAATCTAAGGTATGGAGGCTAAGATGCCAATCTCACGATTCAATAAGATGGGGACTATCCCAAGTACCTCTACAGCTAAAAGCTCGCCAGTTACGACTAATTTCTCTAAGGGCATTAAAACCTATAAACCAAACGACACGATGTCCTCGGAAGAGCTATATCTAGCCCAAAACGCCAGGTTTGAGCGTATTGGTGAATATAAAACCAGAAGAGGTTTTACAAAGCTATGCGAGCCAATTGGTAAACGTATTTTGATAGAGAACTACCAAAGCTCTGGGTACTCTTTCAGCGAAGATAAGAAGCAATTTGGCGTTGTAGTTCCTAGCAACGGTATTATTTACTCGCTTAAGGTCAAAATGTTAGTTACTGATGACACTTACGGTATCTTTGAGGCCAGAATCTATGATAACGAAGATAAGCTAATTGCTAGATCATGTGCAGATATTTCCGCTCAGGACTCGGAGCAAGAAGTTGAGTTTATTTTTGTGAATACTCCAGAAATCAAGCAAAATGAAAAAATAACGGTGAAAATCGGGCTTCAACATAATGAGGATAGGGAATTTAAACTCGCAGTCATAGGCGATGATATCATGTATCAGCTCTATACAGCAGAGGCAGGAAGTATTCCAAACGTCTTTGAAGCTAATATTGATGGCGTTAAAACGGTTCTATTCCCATTTATTACGAAGAATAAGTCTGAACTCTACCGATTGATGGCAAATGGCGATGTAATTAAAATTAGAGACCTCCCAGCAGGTACTAAGAACGTTAGGTTTAATCAGAATTTGAATAAAATCAGGTATGTGAACGGTGCAGAATCGGTTAATCTATTAGATCCAGCTGATTGGTCTACTTCTGCAATTCCAACCATGGATGCCCAGACCGATACCGATCTTAAAGCTAAACTATCGAATATTATGGATGGGCAAGAAGATAACCTTATCTATTTCGATGCCGAAGTGGATACTAAAGCACTCTGGTCTTACCCATATGGAACGTTTTTGAAGTCTAAACCAATTGAATCTTATGACAAATTCGACCGTGATTTTTATCAGAACTTCCCAGCAATTCAGACCGGAGATCCGCTCACAGCCATGTTTAAGCTCGGTGGTGTTATCTATATTCAGACAAGAAATCATAAGTATCAGATGTTTAGCCAAACGGCAGACACATGGACACAGCAAGAATCTAACGCTCAAGGCGGTACTTTTAGTCAGGAGTCAGTGGTCTGCGATTCTAACTACGCCTATTTTGCGAATGATAAAGGTATTTTTATCTTCGATGGTGCTAGTGAATCATCTCTAACGGAGTCATCTATCCAGAACGTTTACGATTCTATCCCGGATAAGGAGAAGATCGTAGTAGATATCTACAATAACCGTTTGTATGTTTTTTACCCAAGCAATAAAGATGGAGAGAATGATAGCTGTCTTATTTATAATCTCAATCTAAGGCTCTGGGAGAGCTTTGATACTAATACGTATGTAGCATCTACTTCAGGCCGGAGAAACACTTCGAACAGGCTTATTTGCGGACATTCTAAAATTGGAATGCTTATGCTCGCAGAAGACTTATCTAACGATTATAACGACCTTGGCGGAGCAATTGATTTTGATATTAATACTGGGTATCAGCATTTTGGATCACCTAGTCAATTGCATCGCATTACTAAATGGAGACCAGAATTTGCCACTACGCAAAAACCATATACGGTGGAGTGTGGCTATGCTTTGGATTATTCGGATAACGTAAAATATGCTTTTTCAATCAACCTCAAAAATAAAACAAACGTAAAAATGAACTATGCTTGGGATAATGTTAGAGAATATACAGGGATAGTTGAAACTAAACTAACAACTACGCCTAAGGTCCATGGAGAGTTCAAAAGATGTCAGATCCGTTATCAGCACCACGCTGCGTTCGAGCCAGTGAACTTTAAGTCTCATACATTAACAGTTCAAACACAGAGGATTAGATAATGGCAAATCGTTTTACTCCAATACCTTCAAATGCTAATCTCCAACAGGCCTTACAGCTCATTAACCGAGATTTAATGGCTCTTGATGCTGAGGCTACCACGAAAAGCTACAAGCAAGCAGGCGGTAATGCTGTTGTAATCGGTAAACTTCCAAATAAAAAGAATGGCATCGCTCTTAGCGATACTGGCAATCGTCAGCGAATCTTGCTTGGACAACATCCAAAAGATGGGCATGTTGGACTATGGATCACTAAAGATGGAATTGATGTGATGGATGAATTAAAAAATGGCTAATCCACGTAATTTTATCATCAATACCGATTATCCAGTAGATCACGTAGTTTATATAAAAGATCTAGCAGTTCCATTCTCATCAACAGGCATCGAAATCGAACATGGTTTAGGATTCGCTCCGCTTCTAATGGGTTTATTTTCTACTGATAATTGGGATACTTCTATGCCTATCGACACTCCTGCCAGCTCTGGCGATAATATTGGTAATCTTCAGACGGAAACCACACAAAGAGTCATTAGGCTAATCAATTACGGTCGTCTCAATCGACCAGTTAAGGCTAGACTTTTCGGATTAATATCGAGTGATGCTAATGTTGATGTGGCACCACCTAAAATACGTTATTCTAATTTCAATTTTAATACTGATTTTAATTATTCAAAGCTAGTAAAAGCTGGTGTTTTTAATACTCATTGGAATTCAGGTGAGAATATCGTATATCACCATGGACTGGGTTATATACCAGAGATGGAAGCATGGCAAGAAGATAATAGTGGCGTGGTCAAGAAGTTCTTTAATGTTTATGATCCTAGTGGCGTTAACTTCTCAAGTATGGGTAGTCGAATTGTCTACGCAAAGATTACTACACAAGACTTTATTATTCGTACCGATGGAGCTAATCAAGACATTGCTAAGATCCATTACCGTATCTATGGAGACCAAAATGGTTAAGATTGCTAATTTCATTCTTAATTCAGATTTTCCAGCCTTGGCTCAAGCATTCCAAAAAAGCCACACAGTTACTAGTTTCGCTGGAATGCCAGTGAGCGACGCAAAATGGCGAGAGGATTATATTGATATAGTAGTTCCGAATGCTAGTACAATTCAAAGGGTCAATATCCAGTCTCACTCGCTGGGATTAATAACCCCAGGTTATATGCAAATCTGTCATCCCGATGCCGTGTATAACGTGTTTACGCGGTCGATTAACGCGAATACTATCAGATTTACGGTGCAGTGCGTACAGATCTCTGGAGGCAATAATACTACTCATACTGAATCGTTTACGTTCCACATTTCTGGATTTTATTTACCATAAATATTAAGAAAAACATGATATAATCAAGATAATGGCGATGTGAGAATAATTTATTTCACATGGCAAAAACTCTCGCAGAATATCAGGCTGAGGTCACGAGAAGCTACGAACCAGCACGTCAGGCGATTCAGAATCAGATTAACGCGTTAGCTGGGCAAGAATCTCAAGGACTTCAGGCGCTTCAAAAACAATATCAATTAGACCAACAAACATTAGAACGTAATCGCGACACCGCTGCTGAAGCGGCTTCTCTTGCGGCTGCCGGCAACGGTGGTAGTTTCGGTGGCCAAGCAAATATTGCGAACCGAAAATATTACGCACAGACTTTCGCTCCAGCCCAAACTCAACTCCAGACAAACTTCGATAAGAGCCGTGGTAATCTATCATCCCAAATTGCACAAAATAAGATGAGTCTAGAGAGCCAACTAGCTAATTTAGCATCTGAAGCTTCAAGGTATGGAATAAGTCGATATGATGACGCGGTTGAGAAAGATAGACAACATGCTCTTGAGCAACAAAGGCTGGCATTACAGAGGGCGCAAATTGCAGCGCAGAACAACTATAGCCAGTATCTAGCCGCAGCACAGAAGCAAAAGGCAGCGACTCCAGCCCAAAACTCGTTCATAGATTACTTAAAATCTAACGCAGCCATGAATTATGGTGGTTGGGCAGAAGATATGACGCAGCAAGAAAAAACAGCGTACCTTAACAATATGTTAAACAGGTGGCAACAGGGTGATGATAACACCAGAAGGCAGATTATGGACGGTTCGACATACAGACACTATCAAAGTTTATTAGGAGGTAGATAATGGTTGATTTTGGCGGAAGAAGAAGCGGATTTGAGGATGATGATGATTATTATGGTCGACAAGACATTCTAAGAGAGTCTCCAATTACTCTAGAATCTAAAAAACAGACTCAACAGAAGACGCCAAGTTTTGGTTTGGGTGAATTATTGGCGGGTTTAGCTGGATTAGGCAAAGGTATCACCGATTCAGCTATTAATGTCGGTAAAAGTACAATTGGTGCAATTGGTACTGGTATAACCTCTGCTATGGATCTAATGGGTGGGGAAGAAGCTAGAAAAGGCTACAATGAAGGTAAAAATACCGACGCATTCAAGCGTTGGCTTTACGGTACGGATTCTAAAGGTCAAATTAACTACGGTAAGGCGGCAGGCGAAGCATTAGATGCAGCTACAATTTTAACTAACTTTATCCCTGGTGGTGGTAAACTCGCAGCCAATGTTGCTCAGGGAGCTGTTTCAGGATTCGCCAATGAATATAAAGAGAAAGGCAATGATGCTGATCTTGGTAATGCTTTAAAAAGTGCAGCCACAGGCGCTGTAACTGGTGCTGCGACATCCAAGATGAACGATTTTGTTGGCAAGAAAATGGGCGAATTGGCTGAAAAACAAGCAGCTAACCAGCTAGGTGTGATTGGACAAAAAGTCCTAAACGCTGGCAAGAGTAACTTTGTACGTGGCGCTATTTCAGGAGCTACTGGTGGGGCTGTAGGTGGTGGTATGGCTACTGCGCTCAATGGTGGAGACCTCGGTCAAGTCCTTGGTAACGCTGTCTCGACAGCTGGTTCTGGGGGTTTGCAGGGTGGTATCTCTGGCAGTGTTACGGGTGCCATAAGAAATGCTAAGGATCTTGCTGTTGATAAAATAAGAAGTGCATATGTAGATGGTAAATTGCCAATTCCACAAACAAATTTAACACCCAACGCTGGCAGTAGAAAAAACTTATCCAATCTTGTTGAAACAAGTCTTACTGAAGGCATTTTGCCAGAAGAAAATTATATTGGTAGAATTAGTAAAAATAATTTCTCTAGTCATAACGATATTCAAAATAGCCTTAATAGACCAACTCTAGAAAGTAGAGATTTATATGCAAATGGCAATAACTTAGTTGAGCATGTGCAAAAAAGATTTAGTGAAAATCCAACATCAGAAACGATTGAGAATTTAGTTAATTCTACACACAACGCACTATTTGGAAAAGACAATGAAGTTTTACCTAATCCGAATAATCCATATAATACTCTTTTTGTAAATGAAACAGTACCTACTGGATCTGTACCAGTTGGAAAGAACTTAAATACAGGCAAGACGGAAATGCGAGGAACAATCCCAGCTAGAGGTAAATATATAGAAAACTTAAAAGACAAGATAAATACATCTCCAGAAATGGAGATGTCGGGACTAAGTCCCGACTCTGCTGAAAGAATATCACAGAACAGCAAAAATATCAATAGTAAAACATCTGCCTCTGGACAATTACGTCTTAAAGCCGCTCAAGCGT